AAAGGTTCGACCACGGTTGCTGGCTGGGGACTTGAAACAAGTCAGCAGATTCCAGAAATCGATATTAAGGTAGACAGCGTCGCCGTGACAGCAGTCACGAAGAAGCTGAAAGCTAAGTGGAGCCCGGAGCTTGCTCAGGACCTCAACGCTTATCACAACCTTGACGCCGAAGTTGAGCTTACTAGCGTCCTTTCCGAGCAGATCGCTCTTGAAATTGATCAAGAGATTCTTTCTGACCTCGTAAACGGTGCTACTGGTGGAACTCTTTACTGGAGTCGCTTACCTGGTAAGTTTGTCAACCGTGAAGATGGAAGCATTCTTGGAAGTTCACTCTTCCCGGACTTCACCGGAACGGTCAGCGAGTGGTACGAAACCCTTCTTGAGACAGTCAATGAAGTAAGTGCTCGTATTCACCGTAAGACACTTCGTGGTGGTGCCAACTTCCTTGTCACCTCGCCAGAATTGGCTAACATCCTTGAATTCACTGCTGGATTCCGTGCTGCGGCAACGGTTGACGAAGATGGTGGAAGCTGGGGCGTGAAGCAGGTTGGCTCGATTAGTCGCAAGATGGATATCTATGTTGATCCTTACTTCCTCCGGAACGTGATTCTGGTTGGTCGCAAGGGTAATAGCTTCCTTGAAAGCGGCTTTGTATATGCGCCATATGTTCCATTGCAAGTTACTCCCACAATCTTTGGTACAGAAGATTTCGTGCCCCGCAAGGGTGTCATGACTCGCTATGCCAAGAAGATGGTGCGTCCTGACTTGTATGGTCTGGTTGTCTGTGTCGATCTCGTGAACTCTCAAACTGAGTAGTATTTCACAAGAGATTGAATACAATTGAGGGAACCCCGTCCTTGTGGCGGGGTTTTCTTTTATTGTTTTGTTTCCGAAACCAAAAACTATTTAGTAAAGCACCCTAACGAGGTAATTTCTTATGCCAACAAATTTACAGCCTAGAAGCACAGTAAACGCAGTTATTCTACCATCTACAGGAACACACTCTGAGGTTGCAGATCTTTTAGCATACGGCATCTACAATACAACATCATCCTTCATCAGCGGTGCGGTTGATCAAGTTGCATATACTTTTAATAAGCTTGGTGGAAATATACTAGATTTAGAAATATCACCAAGAAATGTTTACAATGCCTATGAAGAGGCTTGCTTGGAATATTCGTATCTGATAAACACACACCAGGCCAAGAATGTGTTATCTGATTTGATGGGAAACACTACAGGCTCCTTTGATGAGGACGGCGAGTTTTTCAACTTTGAAAAGGGCGTTGATGTAAAGCCAAATTTAAAATTTCCAAGATTCCAATTAGGATATGCCATGCATATCGGGAAAGGGGGCTCTGTCCATGTGGGAATTGGATCATCGCAAAGAATATTCTCAGCATCCATAACCCCGATTGAGGACCAGCAAGAATACGATCTTCAGGCACTAATTTTTAGCGCATCCATAGATGGAACCTCTGGTGGTTCTGCCTTTACAGGATCAGTTGGAAAAAATAAAATAAGTATTACCAGAGTTTATTATAAAACTCCTTCTGCCTCGTGGAGATTCTTCGGCGGCAACGCAATCGGTGCCGTTGGCAATATGTCAACTTACGGGCAATATGCTGATGATAGTACATTTGAACTTGTACCAAGCTGGCAGAATACTCTTCAGGCGATGAACTATGAAGAGGACCTGAAGGTTCGAGCATCTCATTATTCATACGAAATAAATGATAACAGATTAAAATTATTTCCAACACCAAGCGGGAATAATCCAGACAAGTTTTGGGTTGAATTTAGAACATCAGAAGATGCTTATGATGAACAAGAGGATAGACAATATGGGGCGAGTGGTGTCAACAATATTAACACACTTCCTTTTCCAAATGTTCCATATCAAAATATCAACAGTATAGGAAAACAATGGATTAGAAGATTTGCACTTTCTTTAAGTAAAGAGACCTTAGGTCAAGTTAGATCTAAGATAGGGACGATACCAATACCGGGGAATGATATAACCTTGAATGGACCATCGTTGGTAAGTGAGGCAAAGACTGAACAGACAGAGTTAAGAGATGAGTTAAAAGCTGTTCTTGATGAATTGGTTTATGGTAAACTAGCCGAAGGAGATGCCGAGCTTCAAAAGAATGTAGAAACTGTAATGGCATCAATTCCTTACGGCATATACGTGGGATAAATAAATGGCCGCCAATAGATGGACACAACCTGAGCAGCCACCACCACCGCTTTTTGTCGGTCAGGCTGAGAGGAATTTTGTTAAACAAATCAATGACGAGGTCATTGAAAAGGTTGTTGGTCAACAATTATTATATTTTCCTATCGATATTGAGAGGTCCAAATATCATACCCTCTATGGGGAAGCAATAAATAAAACGTTCCTGCCCCCAATAAGAGCTTATGCCCTTGTTGACTATGATGGATCTACACGAACTCAAACTGAACTAGGCTTTGACAACGTCTATAATATTAGCGTGCATTTTCACAAAAGAAGACTAACAGCAGATCAAAACCTTTTTGTTCGCTTGGGTGACTTTGTACAGTACGATCAAATGTTTTTTGAAATAGTTGATGTTTTTGAGCCAAGGTATCTGTTCGGTCAAGATAGCGATTTTGCCGATGGAACATCATTAGAAGTCACCGCAGTCGGAAGACAAGCGAGAAGAGGACTATTCGATGCCACTTAATACAAAGACAAATACACAGTTATCTTCATCTTATCCCTTGGCATCTTCAAACATTGAAAGTATAGACTATGCCATGTTTAATTTTGTTAATGATAATTTAAACATATACTGCGATACGAACCAGGGGTCGGAAAAGGTTCCCGTCTTGTTTTCAACTCCTGAAAGGGCTTTCCAAATAAAGAGTGACCCGAATTTAAGGACAGAGGGTGGAAGAACTTTAAACCTTCCTCTGATCACGCTGAAAAGAACAGCCATGAATAAAAATCCTGAAAATAAAGGTCGATATGGTGTGCATATCCCGCCTTATTTTGATTACTATAAAAGAGGGGGATCCATAGAGGTAGCTAGGACTGTACAACAAGACAAAACAAAGAATTTTGCTAACTCAAATTCAATTAGGAAAAGTGCTGGCGGCGACAATCTTAATTTTCAGACCTCTCCTGGTGAAAACAAGAACATTGTTTATGAATCCATCTCTATACCGATGCCTACTTTCGTTGAGGTGACCTATGAATTGAAGCTTTTTTCAGAATACCAACAGCAAATGAATGCGATGATGGAAGTATTGACAACCTTTACTGGTGCGCCCAGTGTTTTTAAGATCGAAAATGCAGGAAATAAATATGAGGCTTTTATGGAGCCAGGATATTCTATAAATAATAATTTTGAGCTAGGCTTGGAAGAAAGAAGATTTGAAACAAGCATAACCACTATGGTTCTTGGTTATTTAATCGGAGCGGGAAAAAACCAAAAGACACCAAACGTTGTGATTAGAGAATCAGCAGCAAAAATTAAAATACAACGAGAAAGGTCTATCGTGGGGGATATTCCTGAGTTTAGAAAAGGCAGCAAAGACAAATATAGGCCTTAAATAGAACATCACTTCTTTACAGGGAGTTTCGATCTTTCCTCTACTATTTATTAAGAGCAATGAAGTCGGTATATTAACCATCTTGTTTGCTATTTTACTAGAAATTACATCAAGGAGACCTTTTTGATGGCTGACGAAAGAAAGTTTAAGTTCATATCTCCAGGGGTTTTTATAAACGAAATAGATAACTCCCAATTACCAGAAGAGCCTGGTGACATTGGACCCTTGGTTATCGGCACTGCCCCTCAAGGACCCTCCATGGTCCCAGTTACAATCAACTCTTTCTCTGAATTAGTTGAAACTTTTGGTGAACCGAATGCCGGTAAACCATCGGCAGATGCTTGGAGATTTGGACAACAGAGTGCTCCTTCTTATGGGCTGTATGCTGCTCAGGCATGGTTGAGAAACAATGCGCCACTGACTTATGTTCGTCTTGCTGGCGAACAAGATCCGGAAGCCACTGCTGCTGGCTTGGCTGGCTGGAAAGCTGGAACGCTCAGTAGCACACCAACTGAAGGCGGTTCTTTTGCTCTTGTGGTTTGGCCAAGTTCATCCATTAGTGTTGCCGACGCTGACGCTAACGTTCGTGTTTCGGGCGCTGTTGCTGCCACCTTCTATCTTAACGAAGGTAGAATGACAATTAGCGGCACGCTCGCTACTCCGCACACTCTTCCGCTTCCGACAACAGCAAGTACTTGCACCCTGTTCGACACGGACGCTAATGGTCACTTTAATTTGGTTTTCGACCCTAACGGTGTTGGTGATATTACTTCTCATGTAGCAAATGTGTCACTCAATCCAGATGACAGAAACTTTATTCGTAAAGTTCTTAATACTAACCCGACAGTGGTTAACTCAACAGTCACCACCCAGCAGACCAGAAATGCAAGCCAGGGCGGCGGTTTTTGGATTGGTGAAACCTTCGAGAGGCAGCTTGCCAAAGTTGGCTCTGGCTCCATGGGAATCTTGGGTGACAGTATTTTAGGATCGAAGTTCCATATTGCACTTTTCCCAATGAGAAACCAAGTTGCAATAACGCAAGATCAGAATGATCACCAGTATGGCTCACAAAAAGCTTCGACTGGTTGGTACATTGCTCAAGACCTAAACGTTGGTACAAACAACGCCTTCCAGGCACATGAACAACAAAAATTGTTTAGAGTTGAGGCTCGCACTGGTGGACAAAGCATCCAACGACAAATTAAAGTATCAATTGAGAACATAAAAGCCCCTGAGGGTGACTTTGATTTGTATGGTAGCTTCTCTTTGGTGATTAGAAATATTCGAGATACTGATTTGAATCAGATTATTTTAGAAAGATACGATTCTTTGAATTTGAATCCTGCTTCGCCAAATTATATTGCTAGAGTCATAGGTGATAAGTTTATGACCTATGATACAACTACGCAAACAAATCGTGAATACGGCACTTATACAAACCGTTCTAAATTCATTCGAATCGCAATGAATGAAGATATTGACAGAGGCACCACTAACGCTGAGTTCTTACCATTCGGTGTCATTGGTCCTTTGACCTATCGTGCCGCTCAAATTAACAGTGGTTCGGGCGGACTGACTTCTTATGGATCAACTGGACAGCTTAGTGCCAGTCGTGGCGCTTTGGCCAGTATGATTGACGGTGGTGATCAAACCTTGTTCGGCGCACTTGGCGGATATGACTCTGCTAGTTATGGAACAGTCACTGCCGAGAAGAACTTACTTGTTATCTCGGGAGCGGTCGCTAACGGAACAGCCGGAAATATTACAGCCTCGTTTGTGTTCCCGACAACGCCGCTACGTCGTCACAGCAACTGGGGTCGCCCCGGTGTGCCGATGAAGAACGTTTACTTTGGTGCTTGGACAGGAATCACAAAGGATGATCAGACGTTTAATCCTTCGGTTCTTGATACTTTGACCTCAAGGTGCAAGGGCTTGCAGGGCACCCCTGCCCCAACAGGACCTAAAGATGTTGCCCCGAATTTCCAGGCTAACATTAGTACTTCGCCAAGTCTTAATACCCCGACCATGGGACTCGGACAAGCCGTTTCGGCATCGTCTGATCCCTTGCAACTTGGTTGGGTCTTTACGCTTGATGATATAATGCTCTCGCTCGCAGCCGATGGTTTGGGCGGAGGTTATGTTCACATGTCGGGCTCAAGACAAAAAACTGTCAGTATTAGTGCAATATCTGGCGGATATACTGGCTCGCTGAACAAGGGCTTGGACAGATTTACCACGCTTCTTGCCGGCGGATTCGATGGTGTTGATATCACCGAGCGTGACCCCTTCAGAAACAGTGCTGTTGCTGCTGGTGTTGCAGAGGTGAATAGCTCTAAGCTTCACAGCCTCAAGAGAGCGATTAATATCGTGTCTGACCCTGACCAAAATCAATATAATGTGGTCACAATTCCTGGTGTTACAATACCTGCCGCAACTAACTATCTTCTGGAGAAAACAGAGGAACGTGGCGACGCTCTGGCCATTATTGATCTAGAGAAAATCTATACTGCGGATACAGAAAATACTTCTAGTAGCGCAGATAGAAACTCTTTCACAATTAAGCAGGCAACAGACGCCCTTAAAGCTAGAAACATTAACAACAGCTACGGCGCAGCATATGCCCCTTGGGTTCAGATCCAAGATACTATCTCTAACAGGCTTATCTGGGCTCCGCCTTCGATTGCCGCACTAGGAGCTTTGTCGTCCAACGATAGAGTTGCCGCTCCATGGTTTGCCCCAGCCGGGTTTACTAGAGGCGGATTGTCAGAGGGTGCTGCTGGATTGCCTGTCCTGGATGTCTCTAAGAGGCTTAGTTCGGAAGATAGAGACGATCTGTATGAAGCAGGTATTAACCCAATCGCTAAATTCCCTGCTGAAGGGATTGTGATCTTCGGGCAGAAGACCCTGCAACAGACAGCTTCTGCGCTTGACAGAATCAACGTGAGAAGACTGCTTGTCTTCTTGAAGAGAGAGATCTCGTTCATCGCATCGAGACTCTTGTTTGCTCAGAACAACCAAGACACTTGGAATAGGTTCTTGCAGCAAGCAACGCCTGTTCTGGAAAGCGTCAAGGCTCAGTTCGGCATTGATGACTTCCGCTTAATTCTGGACGAAACAACGACGACCCCAGACTTGGTGGATAGAAACATTATTTACTCTAAGTTAATCGTGAAGCCAACCCGCTCTGCCGAGTTCTTCGCTATTGATTTTGTTATCACTAACAGCGGCGCTGCTTTTGAGGACTAAAAAAGTTACGAGGAACTATTTAACTATAGGATTTCTTTTTCGAGGAGAAACTAAATTATGAGTCTTTTTTGGTCGAATGTAAATACTGATCCAAAACGCCGTTTTCGATTTATACTTCAAGCTGGTAATATTCCGGTTTGGACTGTTAAAACCGCTGAGAAGCCCAGAGTGTCTGTTGGCACGGTTGAGCACCAGTTTCTCAATCACACTTTTAAGTACCCTGGTCGAGTTACCTGGGATAATATTACCATGACGCTTGTAGATCCAGTAGATCCAGACTTGGCTTTTACGTTTCTTCAAAAACTTCGTAGATCCGGGTATGATTATCCAACCAGTCCCAACGTTCGAAGCACAATAAATAAAGCTGACGCAACAGGACCTCAAGGTATTGCTGGTGTCTCTATCGCACAAATAGATGCTGACGGTAGAGAGATTGAAAAGTGGAAGTTGACTAATCCATGGATCGTTAGCATTGATTTCGGTGGCGCATTAGATTATGCTGCTGAGGAAATGAACGAGATTAGCGTTGAGATGGCCTATGATTGGGCAGAGTTAATAAAAAGCGGAAATGAAGCAAGATAAAACAAATTAAATATTTGTGATATAGTTGTCTTGTTGAGTTTTAGAAAGGTTGTATTATGAGTAGAAATAAAGGACGGGTTTCCCCGACAGAAGAGGACGTTCTAGAACAGGAAGTCCCATCGGGGTACCCGGAATATCCAGACCGTCCTCCCACAGCAGATGATAATGGGTTTAACTGGACGAATCCAACATACTTTGTAGAAATCCCGAGCAAGGGTAGATTTTATCCCCCGAACCATCCGGTACATAACAAAGAAACAATTGAAATTAAATATATGACAGCAAAAGAGGAGGATTTCCTAACCTCTCAGCCATTAATTCGCAAGGGCATTGCTATTGATCGAGTTTTGGAAAGCGTCCTTGTTGATAAATCAATAGGTATCGATGATCTTTTACTTGGCGACAAGAATGCCCTAATGATTGGCACAAGAATTACCGGGTATGGAGAAGAATATAAAGTTGAAGTTACTTGCCCCAAGTGCGGTAAAGAAAGTGACTACGAGTTTGATCTAGAAAAGGTTGGAACGAATGATTACGAAGAGCAGATCATAGAACTTGGTTGTGAATTTACCCCACGAAATACTGTCTCGGTTGATTTACCCCTAAGCAAGGTTAATGTAGAGATCCGCCTGATGAACGGACATGACGACAAGAATCTAACTGAGCAAGCTAACAAAAAGAGTAAAAAGAATATGCCCGCTACTACCTTGACAGATCAGCTAAGAGCTTTTATTGTCTCCGTTAACGGTATTGACTCTCCTTTTGCTGTAGCTAATTTTGTCTCTCAGATGCCTGCTAGAGATTCAAAGTTCTTAAGAAATCTTTATGTAAATATCGCCCCAAATGTTGATTTGCGCCAAGAGTACGAGTGTCCAAAATGTGGTCACGAGGCAGACATGGAGGTTCCGCTTGGCGTGGGCTTTTT